GCGTATGCTATTGCGTGTGACTTCTTGAAGAAGTATGAGCCGTCTGTGGGCTTTGTCCATACCTCCTTCATTATGTCTTGCCAATCCTTGTACATCAACTGCCTCTTCGCAGGACGTATTATGGCCAACACAGCGGCCAGTTGTTCTATGTTCTTGGGTTCCAGTTTTGACACTATGTTGAAGTGTCCATTTAGGTGGAACAGGTTCTCCACGGTCTTTGGATCCTTCAGCATGTCCCAATCCGGTTCCTGTATCATAAGTTCCACCAGTTCCTGCTCTGACTTGACCTCCTTGTATATGTTCACGTTCAACATGTCTATCTTGAAATATCCCCTGTCCTCTGCTTTCTTGTAGTCTAACGAAGAGTTTCCTGTCACAGGGTGTTCAGGCACTGCGTGGAAATAAACTCCAGTCTTGTGTTTCTCAGTCTTGCCATCTTTGATCATCGATGCCGGTGTATGTTTGAAAAGTTTCAGCACTCCGTCCCTGTCAAAGAAGTCTATGTCTACATCAGGCATTAGTGCATACTCCCTTTGCCTTTTTCGGCGTGTTGTATCATCTTGTCACGTGATCCCGGCTGTAACACTTCCAACACATCAAGGAGTTTTCTGTATCCTTCGGAATCAAGAACATTTCTATTGATGTCTGGCATAATTACCCTTCCTATTGAACCGTCCTCTTTTATTACCACGGCACAGTCTCCGTCTTCGAAATCCAAATTGTCCGCTATCTCTAGATCTATCTTAGACAATCTTGGCCTCCTTGGCTGTTTCTTTTACCAGCATGAGATCCGCCGGATAGCTCTTCAACTTGCTGGGCCAGAAACTTGGATTTATGAATCTCTCAATCATCTGTAGTTGTTCGTCGTTAAACGATTTTAACATCTTCTTGCCTGCTTCGCAACCTAGCAACAGCCATGGACTGATGGCACCCTGCTGTATGTGTTGAACTGCCCTGTTGGTGTTGACCAATCTGAAGTAGTCAGACCACTGTGCGTGTTGTTCCGTGGCCCAGTCCATCATTGTGGCTATGCTACGCTGAAGCGCGGCCTCTACGGGTTCCGTCTTCAGTGTCTCGATCAGATACTCCTCGTACAGGTCATCCCTGGCCCAGTGGTCCAGTTTGATCTTAGATTTCAAAACGAAGTCTATGTACTTGTCTGGATACAACGGGTTGATGTGCATGATGTATCTGCCAAACTTCACGAAAGCATTGTAGTAAGGACTCTTGACGAAGTCATCATAGGTCCTGTCCTTGGCATTGTGTTGATGTATCTTGTAGAACCTCTGGAACACCATGAACGCGTTGACCACCCACTTCTCATCTCTCTGTAGGTATCTGCGTTTCGGTTCACACAGGTGTACCTGTAAGGTCCTCTCCTTGGCGAACTCCTTGCCACAGTAGGTGCATTTATTTGTCGATGCCATGTGCCTCTATCAGCTCCTCTAGTTCTCTGTCTGTGATCACCTTGTCCAGTGTCTCGAGATCAGTCTCTTTCCAAGTGGGATAGATCTCCTGCAGTTTTTTAAGGCTCTTGTTTGGTACACGCTTCATGGGTTTGATCCATGGATGGAACTGTTGTTGTAATGTGCCACACATAGCGGTCAATATCCATAACAATTTCTTGTGTTTGCCCAGTGTGAAACAGTGTTTGTTCACACATTCGTTCACCATCTCAACGTAGTGTTCAACGTAGAATTGGTCCTTCGACGAACAGCCCGACACATATCTCATCAGCATGTAAGGTGAATACAGCGATTTCTCTTTGTCGTCAATCCTGTCATAGTAATCCTTGTTCCTGAAGTCCACGGCTTTCAACCCGTTCCTGAGATCAAAAAATTTCTTTGTGTTATTTTTTTTTGCTGGCATATTTCAATCCAAACATAGTGCACTCTTTGGCATCTACGAAAGTTAATTTTATTTTCTTTTGTTGGTGATTCATAGCCGAAATCTTGAATTTATTTTTCCTCAACCAATCGAAGAAATCTCTCATCCAATCCTCGTCCATCCACACAGCGATCTTGTTGCTGGTGATCAATACGGGTGCGTCTATGGTAATAGTGCGTCTACCAGACCGAGCCATAGTCCACCTGTTCACACTGCCTGGATATGTCCTTTACGAAATAGGCACACATGGGCCTACGTCCGTTGGTCAACGGCACTGCCAACATCTGTCCTGACTTGATCTTGGGGAAGTACCACTTGACTTCTGTGTAGATGTCAACCACGTCTATGGGCATGAATTCTGGTTTGGTACTAGACAATGGATTGAATGTGAAAGCATCAAATCCACGATCATTTAGGCTGGTAATAGGTAAAACATGCATCTCTGATTGTCCCGCTTCACCTATCAACATCTTCCAGTCCAGTGGCATCTTGATCTTATGATCGCCGATCTCCAGCACCGCCGCCGGAGCGTTGAAACTTTCCAGGAAAATTAGTGGTATGTAGAAGAAGTCGGGATTGTTGGGATCTGAATTGTCCAACACAGCGAATCTCAATTTCTCGTCCACCCATTCAGGTATCTTCTCCAGTTTGTAGGTCCTGTCGTCAAGTGTAAGGATTTTCATAATCTATCTTTTCTATATTATACGGGTAATTGGCCTCTTTGTAAAACTTTTTCCTTGCTCCGAGGTGTCTTTTTGCGAACTTGCAACTGCTGGTAATGTCCCATATCTGTACGCTGTCCTTGTCCTCCGCTTTCCTGATCCCACGACCTATCGACTGTATCACTCTGACGAACGACTTGCCGGGCTCTATGAGAACAAGATTAAAAATCCTAGGAATGTTAATGCCAACAGCGGCAACTCCATATGTGGCAATGATAACTTTATTTGTCGCAGTAGATATTTCATCATATTGTTCCTTCCTGTCTGTGTTTTTGGTTGCTCCGGAAACGAACACTGCATCCTTAATTTTCTTTTCCAGTATTTCTCCAGCGGATATTCTGTCCACTAGTATCAGTGTGTTGCCCGATGACGCTATGCTTTCAATTGTCTGTGCCACCCACGTCATCCGTGTTTGGTCTGTCGTGAGCCATTTCAGTTCCTCTCCGTAGGTCTTGAACTGTGGATGATCCTGTGTCTGTAGCACGTTGACGTGGCAGTTGGCCAACACTCCTTTGTCCTGTAGTTCACTGGCCTGTATCCTGTTGGCCACTTCGCCTATGCTACATTTCAATCCCATGAATTCGTAGTCCGCCTTTGGTACGGTGCCAGTCAGTCCCCAACGTATGCCACAATGTGCGAATGGACCTGTGAGTAATCTTTTCAATACGTCTGCCTTGGCCATGTGTACCTCGTCTATGATGATGGTGTTGATTCCTTGTATGGCTTCTAGGAATTCTGTTGTGTGTTCGTCCTTTGCTTTCTTTTCTAACACGTTCAATGATTGCCATGTGGCTATGGTGTTGAACCTGCCCGGCTCTTTCCTGTCACCGTAGTACACACCAACGTCGAGATTACAAGCGAGGAAGTCTTCCTCTGTTTGTGTGACCAGACTCTTGTTGGGCACTATGGTCAGTGTCCTACCGTAGGGTTCAACCAGTTGGCAAAGTGCCGCGGTTATTATAGTCTTGCCTGCTCCGGTGGCTATCTCCTGTATGCATTGTGGATTCTCGATGAACTTGTTTATGGTCTCCACTTGATAATCTCTGAGTTGTATTGGTTGTCCCGCACATGGATGATTGTCCGGCCATGTGATGTGTGATAAGAAATCTTTGTCCACAGCCTTGAATTCATAGTTGTGTTGTTCTCTGTGGTCTTCGAAGTCCACATACACTCCGCCGTCCTCCAGTATTGGCAGTATCTGGTCAACTAGATTTAGGTATGTCGTTCCTCCCAGTCCGAAGAAACTGACCTTGCCATCCCATCTGCCTAGTTTTACTGCTGGCAAATGCCTGGCGTATGGTATCTCATATTTGAACTTGTTGGACAGTCTCTTACGCCACTCGAGGCTGAGGTTCTCGAACTTCACATTCACTTCGTCTTTGATTACTAGTTTGCAACTGCTCATTCTATACCTGTTCTATCACGTGATCATGCCAATCCCAACTGCTGGGTTGATGATCACTATAATACAACTTTTTTGGAAGATTTTCAAGTAGTCTTTTGAGATTATCAGTGCCGGTGGCGTAGTATCCACCGCCCAGTGCTATCAACGAAGCCCGTGGTTTTACCTTGCTCTTGATCAAGGCACGTGGTATCCTGTTCCTCACGAAAATTATCTTTGTGGTATTGTCTATGAACTTGAACTGTTTACTCATCTGGTGTAGTTCGTAGAGATTCTCAAAGAACTCTCTTGGTTTTTTGTCATCTATCACAGTTGTCCTCGCGCTGTAACCTCTGCCTTCTTTCCTGTACACTGGTTCCTTGAGATCGAAACCCCAGGCACACTGTTTCATCATGTCTATGCCGTGTGATTCGAAAATCTTCAACCAGTCCCAGAATTCCCTTATCTCCTGTTCCTCATGCACGTCACTGTGGCATGGCATCAGCAAAGGGAAACCATCCAGTTCTATCAATGCCTGTACTACTTCTTTTTTGGTAAATGCTATAGAGTTGATCCACAGTTTATGATAGTCATGGTGTGCTATGCGTTCGGCCAACTTAGATTTAGCCGATACTGATATGCCCTTGGGTGAAATTGAAAAATTCTTGAGACTGTCCACTTGCTGTAATAATGGCAGTTTTGAAATGTGTTCTGCCCAGTGTTTCGTTAAGGAGTCTGGAGCATTGTCTAAGATTATTTTATCTTCTGTCTGCCTAGCAGTGGGCTGTCTGTGTCCCACTATCTGTTTCCTTACGGCATCGAAGTCGTCTAACAGTTCAGGAGTGACGAATTTGAAGTCATAACGCACCGCTATCAGCGTGAGGTAGTATGTGGTCACGTCCGTGTGCATGAACGTCCATTTCTTGTCCTCTCCGGCCGG